AACCATCATGTATAACGATGATTTGGCAGCATACGGTATTGAGGGAGAGCATGTTGCTGAGTATCGTTCTGACTTGATGTTGTATGCACCGTATTGGCCGCGTAGGGAGTCTCCTTACGGTTTGCCTCCTGTTGAACGCGCTTTGCTACCTATTGTTTCCGGGTTGCAGAAGCAGGAATTCCAGTTGGATTACTTTAAAGAAGGGTCTGTCCCGGCAGTATATATTAGTCCTGGTGACCCTAATATTACTCCTACGCAGATCCGTGAACTTCAGGATGCTTTGAATGGTATCGCTGGTGATCCTTCTTATCACTTGAAGGTTGTTGTTTTGCCTCCTGGTTCTAAGGTTGATCCGCAGCGTCCTGTTGATTTGTCGGATGCTTTCGATCAGCTTGTCATGGAACAGGTCACTATGGCGTTCGATGTGCAGCCTATGGAATTGGGTATTATCCCGAATATTGGTGGTACACCCCAAGGTGGGGGTGTTAGCGCTGGTGCTGTGAGGATTGCTTCTCAGGAAACCAGGGATATTAAGTCTCGTAAGTCTACGAAACCGTTGCTGCAGTTTATCTGCAGTATTTTCGATATGATTTTGCAGGATATTTGCGGTCAAAACGATATGCGTTTCCAATTTGAAGGTCTCGCAGATGAAGAGGATAAGCAGGCTATCACTGAACTTGGTGTTTCGCAGGTTCAAAATGGTATAGCATCGATTGATGAAGTGAGGGATCGCCTTGACCTTGCGCCATGGGGGCTCCAAGAGACTTCTGAACCGGTTGTGTTCACTGCTCAAGGCCCTATTCCGTTCAGTATGGCACCGCAGCTCATTCTTGCAGCGCAACAAGGTGCCAACGGTAATAATAATCAATCGTCATCTAAGTCAAAACCAAATAACAGAACTCAGTCAACAAATTCGGGACAGCGTTCTAGCGGATCTGCAGCGCCAAAGACGAAACAGCCTGCTATACGGCAAGGCGGTCAAACTAAACCCAACGGAACCCATAAGGCACCTGTCTCCCCCCACAGAGAATCATTGACACCAGGGCATTCCGCTGCTGCTGGTGCTATCCAGTCTTCTACACCTAGGACTGGTGGCACTCCTAGTCGTAGTTCTGTTGCGGGGTCACGTAAGAAAGCTGTCATGTCTGAGTTGGATGCTCTTCGACGCCATTTGTGTAAGGACAGGGACGCTATTTATTCGTGGACTCCCCGGCATGTTGATACTGTCATGTTGGCGAAGATCGCAGATGACATGAATGATGGGGTGCTTATTGATGTTGCGTTGAAACGTGTTTATGATTCTTTCGTTGAATCTGAAGTTTCTGAGACTCCAGTGGAGGCAGTAAATTTTAAGTCTGATGAATGGCTATATGAGGCGGCTCCCCCAGTAGTGTTGCCTGCTGTTCATGTTGAAAAAAAGGTAAAGCAGTGGCCTGGCTGGGAACATGATTTGGGGCTTGTAGGTGCATATAAGCAGCAGATCGGGAAAGCGTTCGATAACGCAGATGATAAAGCTGATGATATTCGTAAAGCAGCAGCGTCCGGTAAAATGTATGTGGATGCGGCGACTCTTCGTGGGCTGATAGCTGAGGAAGTTCATGAAACTTTCCTGGACACATTGAATCCTTTGTGGACTGAAGCATGGAATCTTGGATATGAGTCTGGTAAGTCTCTTGTTACCGGTTCGGAACCAGTTTTCGGTAAGAAAGCTAAATCTGAAGCTCTCAATAATTTCATGGACACTGAGGGTGCTCATTGGTTGGAGCAGATTTCCCGTACGGGTCTCATTAAAATGAAGTCTCGTGTCGATATTATTTCACGTACTGAAGTTGCGAGAGCTATGAACGCGGGTGCTATCCAAGCTTATCATGATACTGGTGTTGCATATAAGCATTTGTTGTTGGCCCCGAATGATACTTGTGATATTTGTAAGAACGCCCATGATGAGGGTGTTATCCCGTTGGATGCGATTTTCCCCAGTGGCGGTTTGGGTGGCCCGTTCCATCCTCAGTGTCGTTGTGTTCCGGCTCCTGCCGGTGTGGATGTGGAGCCTCCGCAAGCGCATATCGGGAAGTCTGTTGACGATAGGTCTATGGTTGCGTTTATTCTTTACCGTTCTCAGGTGAATGGTAAGGATGTGTTTCTGTTGCAGAAACGTGCGGATGATATGAATAATCCTGGTACTTGGGGTTTGCCTGGTGGTACGTCTCATGTCGGTGAAGATCCGTGGTCGTGTGCGTGGCGTGAATCCTGTGAGGAAATGGGTGATCTGCCTGCATGTCAGCCGGTGGTTCATTTGATGCAAACAGAGAAGAACCGTACTGTCCATATTTTCTTGTGTGAATCAGATAAACCGTTCACTCCGGCTATGAATGGTAGCACTCAGGATGAGACTGCTGGGTATGGCTGGTTTAACCGTAAGGAAATTAAGAAGCTTAAGTTGCAACCTAATTTCGCGGAGCAGTGGGATTCTATTAAGTGGGATGAAGTTAATAAGGCTATTGTTAACACTGAGTCCGGTGAAATGATGGAGACACGCCCTGAAGCGGGTGAGTTGTATCCTGCTGGGGCACGGTGGCCTTATCCGCATAGGTCTGATGGTGCGGAAGATCCTCATTATGGGACTGCTGAGACGGATGCTTTCCCTTCTCGTGATCCGTCTAGGAATACTCCTGCTGCGCATGGTCCTGTGGATATGGCTGATGAAACCAGTACCCGAGTGTATGGCCCGGATATTGATGAGACTACTGAGTTCCCGAAGAAACGCCCTAAGGTTAAACCGGGTAAGAAGAAGTTGCCATCTCAGGAACCTGTTATGCCGCAGAACACTAATGGTGGTGTTTCCGCTGGTTTGCAGGCTGTTGGTGGTTTGACTGGGGTTCCGCCGTCTGGGGATTCTTTCACGAAAATGTATACGGATATTGTTGCGGGGAGACTTAAGGCTGCTCCTGTTCCGGTGGTTGGTTCTGTTCCTGCTAAGACTCCGGAACCGATGTCTCCGCATGCGGTTGAACCTGAAGTGTTTGATCCTGCGGAGAATGTTGCTACGGAAACGGATGAGGGTATAGCTTATTATCCGCAGAAGAAAACTAAGGGTTCTGGTGGTCCTTCGGATTATAGTGATCCTAACCCTGTTGACCCTGAGCATGTAATGAACCTTATGCGTGCTAATTTCCCTGAGGAATCTATAGAATGGGTGCGCCGTGCTCGCTGGGTGGGGCCTGTGCAGATTCCCTGGGAACGCATAGATGATGACAGTATTGATAGCTGGGCTGCTTCTCATCAAACAGGTGCCGTAAACCGGTTCGCTAAAGAAATTAAAGATAATACTGGTCATACGAACCCTAGTATCCTGATTCAGGATGATGACAGTCCTAAAGCTATCATTATTGATGGTCATCATAGGGCTTTGGCCCGACATAAACTTGGACAGCCCGTATTGGCTTATTTGGGGATGATTGACCCTAAGGACCGTATGGCTGCCGAAGAAACCCATTCGAATCAAGTCCATAGTGGCGCTTCACCGAGGAATAAACGTGAATCTGGCTGAATTCAACCAGCTCTGTAACCAGGAATGGTCTAACGGACGCGGAGAAATCAACGTCCTGTATTTGTCTGAAGCTTCGTTTGACGAATTGTACACAGACATTTTCGTTAACCGTGCCGGTCCTGTATCTATCGTGCATCCCCATTGGGATTTGCTGAATCCCATTACACGACAGACGGTGAGTGTTAAAACCACTGACAAGGATCATGATACTATGATGGTTTACTATGGTGGATGGAAGCAAAATAAAACTGTGGTGATCTTATGCCTGTTTATGGTCCTATCGATGATCGTCCTACGGTATGTGATGGTTGTCATTCAGCGGATTTCCCTTCCATGTGGGGTCCGTCTAGCCGTCAGATGACATGGAATAATATTTTGTCTTTGTGGTTGTGTGTGGACTGTCAGTATGCGTGGTCTAATTGGATTGGTTCCACATACTCTACTGATATGGCTGTAGAAGTCAATAAGCCCAAGTTTTTGAAGGAGCTTGAAAAAGAGGTATAATGTGGATGGATGGCGAGTTATTGTTGTCCTCATTATTGTCGCTGCTATTGTTGGCGTGATTTTCACGTTTATTTAGAAGGGGGTGATTGTCGTGAATACTCCTTGGGCTTGGGGTATCGTTTTGACGTTGGCTGTTGTGGCTATCGCTGTTGTTACTGTTCTCCAATATGTGAACTAGGGTGGTTTCAAATGGAAGACTTGGAACTGCTAGCTGGTAGCCTAACTAGAATGCGTGCCCGCTTCATCGATCTCGTTGATAAAGCTGAGATGCTCAGCGGGATCGATGAAGTGAACGCGAATAAGTTGAATGCGCAAGCATGGCAGATACGTAGAGCCGCGTACCCGATTTTGGTTAAATTGTTTGATGCGGGCATGGATGTGTGCCCGGAGGAGTTCAGTTGGGATCTTGAGCAACTGGTTTCTGATGAGCTACGTAAATGGTTGTGTACAGAGAAGTCTGCTGAGACTCCGTATTTGTCATCTCATCATGCTCCGATCGGACATGAGGGTTTGTGGCATACTCCGAATAAGAAGCATCCTCAGAAGGAACAATTGCCAGCGTACATCCAGAATGTACGTAATGCGCTGATGAGATCCGGTCATGATGAGCAGTCAGCACACGCAATGGCTGTCGCTGCTGTGAAACGGTGGGCTGCTGGTGAGGGTGCTTGGGGTCATAAAGGTAAGGTCACACCTGTTGTGCGTGAAGCTGCTCAGAAGGCTCTAGATGAATGGGATAGGCTTAAAGCTGAGCATCATGACTAAATATAGTAAGAAGTTCCGTAAAAAAGTGAAGTCCGCTAAAATTTGTCTTGATAATCTTGCTGAATCACTTGACAGATGCAGTAAATATGATGTAAAACTTAAACATGGGATTGTTATGTCTCGCTACGGTTATATACTCCCATTCGGGGAAAAATGGGTGGTCCGTATGCTGATAGACACTGGATCTCAATTTAACGACGATGATGATGATTAACAATCCTTATGTCCATGAAATAAAGGAGTTTGTATGGCCTCAACTCTCACCAGCTCCGGCGAGCTGACCTTCTGCTCGTTCGGCATCGAAAAGGTCGAGAGCACTGAAGACGGCGATCTCCTGGTGTACGGTAAAGCAACAGACGCAACCCTAGATCATGACCAGCAAATCATTGACCCTGTGTTCAGCACGAAAGCTATGGCTGAATGGATGGCCACTGGGGCTAATGTCCGGAAAATGCATGACCCGCATAGTGCTGTAGGTGTCGGTGTTGAAATCAACACTGATAAAGATGGAGGCACATGGGTTAAAGCACTAGTGGTTGACGATCTGGCTAAGAAACTTGTTTCTAAGGGTGTTCTGCGTGCCTATTCTGTGGGTATCGCTAACCCCACTATTGAACGTGACATGACTGGTAAGGCTCGCGGCGGTATCATTAAGAACGGCAAGATTGTCGAATTGAGTCTTGTTGACAGGCCAGCTAACCCGTCGTGTGGTGTGCAGCTTGTGAAGTCCGCTATGGATGGTCACGCGGAACCTAGCGGTGAATTGTTCGGAGATAATGACAGTATCGTGAAGGCTCTTAATTCAACTATGGTGAAGAGCACTTCTTACGATGAGTCTGTTAATAACATTGACCAGTTTGAAAGCCCATCTGATATTAATCTGGATTTCACTCCTACTGATTTGATGCGGATTCTTGCTGAGAAAACAATGTTGAAAGGTTTGGTTGATTCTGAGAGGGAAATCCTCGGTAAGGATCACCGTGAGTTCTCTGCTGGTCGTCGGCGTGAACTTGCATCCGGTGGTAATGCGCTTCCGGATGGTTCGTATCCTATTCCGGATGCGGATGCCCTTCGTCGTGCCGCTATTCTGGCGCGTTCCGGGCATGGGAATGTTTCCGGCGCAAGAGCGCTTATCGCCAGAAGGGCTAAGGAACTTGGTGTGGCTAACCCGCTTAACAGTGATGATTCTGAGAAGACTGTGGAAACAGTTGATCTCGGGAAGGATGCTGTTCCTGAGAGTTGCGAACCGGATGTTGACGAAAACGATGACGGTAAGAATTCGATTCCTAAGCCTGGGAAAGCACCTACAGGGAAAGCTGCCGGTACTGATGTTGACCCGGATGATGAAGACGATTCTGATGATGATTGTTCCGGTAAAGAAGCAACACCAGACATTGTTAAAGATCCGCAGGACGGTGATGGCGGTAAGGTTAAGAAGCCGAAGAAGGGTAAGAAGCTTCCACCGTGGCTTAACAGTGATGATTCTGAGAAGTGCCACACTCCTCCGGATCAGGCTGCCGGTGTCCCAGGTCATGACATGGAAGCTGCACCTGTCGGTGAGTTGCAGGAGTCTCCGAAACCGGATCATATGAAGTCTGCGGTTGCTTTGCGTTATAAGACTTTGGGTATCGATGGGGATCTTGGTAAGCTGCATGATTTGATTTGTCCTGCGTTCCATCCGTCTGAGGTTGGTAAGTATTTCCCTGGTGAGGATGCTTCTAGCGCGGTTGACCCGGATTTGTGGCAGCGTAAAGCGTTGGCTGCTGCTACAGGTAAGAGTATCGCTGAAGCTATTGAAGCGCAGCAGGCTTGGCAGGCTGCTACTGTTTTGAAGACCGCTGATCAGGGTGTTATTTATGATTATCGTCTTGAGTTGAATAAGGCTTTCAGGGACGCTAATCCTGGTCCTTCATCGGCTTTGTCCCCGACTGCGATTAACCCGAAGAAGTTTAACCGTGGTCTTATCTCTGATGGTCATTCAGCTACCAGTGATGGTCATGGTAGCCCGAATAGTAGTCCGAGTGTTGCTTCGTCTGCGCCGAATGCGCATCATTTTGATTCCCCCCCGTTGTCATCTGGGCATCAGTCTCCGTCACCTTCACATATGAAGAGTGATTTCCCGTATCCGACTGAGCAGGGTGTCCCGACGAATCTTTCTTATAGTCAGATTGAGAAGGAGAAGGCTCGTCGTGCTCTTTCCATGATGCATGATCACCTTATTCATATGGCTCCTTCGGTTTGCCCGATTTTGGATCAGGATGCTTACCGTGTTGAGCAGCCTACTCCGGTCCCGGCGACTGTTGGTCTTGGTAAGTCTGAGGTTGCCGAGTCTGAGCCTGGTGAGGAAGTTCTGGGGGATGTTTATAAGTTTATCCGTAAGCTTGAGAAGAAGGTTCGTGCTGGGGAGATCAGTGAGGCTGAGGCTCGTGACCGGTTGTCTAAGAGGACTGCTGAGAAGTATGCGAAGTCTTTGGCTAAGCAGGTTTCTCATGGGATGACTTCTCGTGATGAAGTTTTGAAAGCTTTGGGTATTGAAATTCCGAAGCCTGTTGAGGTTGCCGAGCCGGAACCACAGGTTGTGGGTAAGGCTGCAACGGTAACGGATACTTCGGGAGCTTTGACTCCTGATTTGATGAAGTCTATGATGACGGAAATCTTGCAGCCTTTCGAGGAGAAGATTAACGCTCAGAATAAGCATATTGATGAGCAGACTGCTCTTCTGTCTAGTTATCAGGAGAAGATGGAGGCTCAAGCTAAGGAGCTTGAGAGTCATCAGGCACGTTGGGATGCGTTGGCTAATCAGGCTGATCCTTCAACTGCCGCGTTTAAGAACTTGACATTGAATCCTGCGCAAAGGCCGTCTCGTCCGGCGGATGTGACTAAGAGTGCTGAGGATCGTGTTCAGGGTATGATGGTGCGCCAACTTGAGAGGGCATGGCGCACAAGCGAGAATCCTGCGGAGCGGGAAGCTGCTTATGACGCTCTCCAGAAGTATAAAGGATAAAGTGAAGTAAAGCTTCCGCAACGTAAAGGAGATAGTGTGGCGGATATTGTTTCAGGAGATGAAATTCAGTCCCCTACGATGGGTGCTGGTGCTCCTGTCGGGGCTGTTAACGATCAGATGGCTTATGCTGCGCGCCGGTCTGATTATGAGGCTCTTTTCCAGACTAAAGCTAAGGATCTGGTTAAGGGTGTCGGACATATCACCAATAAGGGTGTTCCTCTGAATGAGAGTTCCCATTCTGGTGAGATTCTGACTAAGGCTACTCAGGCCGCTTTGGATGTTCGTACCGCGACTTTGCAGGGTACCCGTAATTCCGAGGAAGTCCTTGGTGGTCTTTCTCAGCAGTTCAGTGCTCACCGTAGTTTCGCGCCGACATACTACCAGTTGAAGCAGTCAGCGCAGTTGAATAAGTCTTTCACTGCCGGTAACGTGGGTTTGAACGGTACCCCGTATGGTCTGGTTCCGTTTGACCTGCTTGCTCCTTCTCGGTTGATCTACCCGGTTTATACGTTGTTCCGTAATAAGTTCCCGCGTCCTGCTGGTCAGGGTGCTTCTC